TATCAGTTTTATCCGTCATCTTAAACCAATTTTTGTAGCAATTATATCTACTCCCTGAGCATGAGTCCAAGCTACTCCACTAGGGGTTACTACCTTTATTTTGAAATATCTGCCTGATTCTCTTACAGGATTATCCCCACTATCGTTCATAGTAGATACTGAAGATTCCGTTTCTGTATCAGCTAGTCTTTCTTTTGTTTTTACTGTTACAGTTGCAGAAGCATCAACAATAGGTCTTACATTGGTTATACTGCTTCTATGTCCTGTAAACAACTCTAATTGTCTAGTTTCTAATGTTCCTTCATTTTGTGTGCCAGAGAAAATAGAGGCTTTAAAATTATTATCTATTGCTCCTAATAGTTTTTGACCACCATTCCAAAAAGCTGTATCTAAAGCGATATTTATTTGTTCTAAGTTTTCAGATAATAAGTCCATTGTTTCTACTGTATATGCACCTACAAACTGTGAAAATATTGTACTAGCACTAGCATCAGCCGTTGACCATTTTTGAGTAGCATAATTATAAATAATAATTTTATCACAAATACCAGTTGTATTTGCTGTGTCTTGTGCAGATGGATATAACCACATAGCAAGTTGATTAAAAGGATCTACGGCAGCACATATTCTATCAGAAAAGGCTTTGTTTAAATCCACATCAAAAAATCTATTTACTTTTTCAGCACCAATGGCTGTAACTTGATCTCCGTTAATTTCAAAGAAACCATCATCAGCATAAAAGAAAACTCTTCTATTATCTTGACATACTGTTCTACCAAGCACAGCTCCTCTGTTTGGTGATATAACTGAAAGTCTAAATACTGTTGCTCCACCTACATAATCCATACGAATGATTTGGTTTTGTCTAAATACATAACCCACTTCACCAGATGTGATATGAACTATTTGACCACCTGAACCTGGTAAGTCTTGTATGTCTGATTGTTTTGTTCCTGGTTGCCAAGTTGTAATATCATTAATACCAGACCATTGTATTCTGTTAGATGCGTTTGATTGATTACCTGTAACTAAGAAATCTCTTATGACACCTGATACTTTAAAAACAGGAACTGTTCCAGATGAACCTATAGATGAAAGATTAGCAAAGTTTGTTGATGTACCCATTAAATAATACTGAGGTGCATCCACACCATTACTTGCTATCACATGGTTACCAAATTGAGTAAATGTAAAATAGTCATCATTACCACCAGTAAGTGATGATTTTCTTGATGTGAAAGTTCCTGAATCTAATTGAAAAATATCTGTATTTGTTGCAACAAAATTAAATACAGTATTTGATCCATCTCTAAAAGAACCAGCTCCTCTTGAATTTGCAGATGTAGTATTGCTTGAATAGGTAACTAATGAAGGAAATCTTTTGTAAGAATTTTGTGCGTAATACACATTGTTAGCTGTAGTTGCACCTGGATTTAAATATTCAGGTTGATCAGGTAGCCATTCTCCAAAAGGTATTTGCATTCAAAGTCCTAAGTATTGTTGTTAAAAGAAACTCTTGAGTAATCATTAAATGGTGCTGCTACTGTTACATCTGATCTTTGTTGTAAAGGAGCATTACCATATTGATCTTCTCTATCATTTCTTTCAAGTCTTTCTAAAGCTGTAGCATACATTTGTTGCCATTGTTGAATAAGTCTTGGTTCAACACCACCTAAAAAATTTGCAGAGTGATATAGTGAACCATATAAATAAATAGCAGGGTGACTTGTTAAAATAAAATTAGATGTATTGCTATCAGATAAAGGGTCAAATTCTTTATAAAAATTTAAAGTTGCTGTGTAAGTAGTAGATGGTTTTGGTGCGAATCTAAAGTTTTCACCAATTATCGTATATGTTGTGGGTTGACCAGTTACACTTGATCCTTTTATTTGATCCATTTGTGCTGGTGTTATGTATTGTAAAGAATGCTTACTACCACCATCGGTTATAAAAAAATCTCTTACTTGTAAAAATCCTGTAGGTAAAGCTACTGTTTCTGCGTTGATAGAAAAAGAACTATCTGTTGAAACCATTTGTCTTATTCTTAATTTTGAATTGAAATCTTTTTCTGCAAGAACAATAAAATCTTCTATCTCTGTAGTTAAATCTGATCTGTTCAACCAATTCGCTATTGATGTTTTTAAAGCTGAATAACTATTTAATGCCATTATATTTTTCCTTCTGCTGTTCTAAAATATCTAAACTCACTACTGTTAAGTTTTTCTTTTAGTATTTTTTTTTGAACTTCTTTTGGTAAACCAAACCAGTTGCTATCACCATTATATTCATTTGCCCATACTGATAAAGCAATTGTTGGTATTGAAGCTACTCTTTTAAGTTCTCTTGATTTTGAATAACCATCATTTTGAGTGTAAAGAGCTTTATTATGTTTAAGGTGAGGGTTTATATTAACTTGTTCTTTGATGACAATTTTTTTCTCCATATCATCTTTAGAATAAGTGGTTTGTTGTAAACCATCTTTAACAATATCTCTCATCTACCTTGTCCTCTATATTTTTTTCTTCTTGGTATTCTCTTACTCAAATTTTTTGTATGCCTACCAGGTCTTTTTTTCCTAGTTCTTTTTACATAATTTGAAACACCAAAAAGCGGTCTTTTCTTAGCCACTAAGCACTCATTTCAGTAACTGAAACATTACCACTACCAAGAGCAGCCATTTTTTCACCAGGTGAAACCTTGAATATCTCAGGTTGATCTGCTGGTAAAAATATATCATTCGCTGTTGCAGTTGGTGATACAGCAAAAACAATATGTAAATCTGCATCAGAAGCTACTCTTACATATTCAGTTTGTGTACCAAACTTGTTTGCAGTTGCAGCAGATGAACCAGATGGTGATACTTTTTGTGTAGTTCCAGGTCTTAATGCGTAATTAAAACTCATATTTTTCTCCTATTATTTTATAGGGGGAACTTCCGCTAGGCATGAACCCCCTAGTATTATTACTATCTTCTTACAACTATTGTAAAGTGTAAAGTATGTGTATTTGTAGATGCACCATCAGTTGCTAAAGCAATAAAATCGCCTTCAACAACATTATTTGCAGCAGTTGGTTCTGCTGTATCTATATCACCAGCAGCAGACCCAGAGTGAGCTACAGTAATTGCACCACCAGTCATATTAGTAGTACCAACTTTTGCAGTCACAGTTGCGTTTGCAGTTGCGATTGTTCCACCTAATACAGTAGATATTTTAATAACCTTACCAGCATCTGGTACAGGTATTCTTACTGTAGAAGCAGTAGATATGTCATCAATTACTCCATATAAAAAATAATCGTTTAGTGTTCTCATTTTTTTTCTCCGTTTGTTGTTCCGCCTATAACCTTACTAAGACTTCAACATTGGTTAAGTGATGGGGATGTAGTTTTTAAAGGTTACACCCCCTATCACAATTAAGATTATGATGTTGTTAAATCGTAAACAGCACCACTAGCTTTTTCGTTTCTTGACTCAAGAGTGTACTCAGCTACCATGAATCTTTGGTCTGCATCAGCAGTCTGTGCAGGATTCTGTAAACTGAAATCTCTTAAGAAAGCTACTGCAAAGTAGTCCATCTCTAAGATTAGAGCATCTTGACCTTTTTTAGCAGCAGTTGCGTTAGCACCTCTAATGAATCTATTAGGAGCAACTTGTAATGTTCCAAAGTCACTTTCATAGACATCAATAGATGTAACTAATCTTCTGTCCTCTGCTTGGTCAAATCTTGTTGAACCGCCTGTAAAGCCAGATAGTTTTTGTTTGTTGAAAGCTCCAACCATAATCATGTTTGGATTTCCACCTTCATCAAAGCAACTTCTTAGAACACCTTTTAATTGATCTTCTGTGAAAGCTCTTTGAGTTCCATCTGTTCTTGCAGCACCACCACCAGAACCAGAACCACCAGCACCTGCATCTACGTTAGTAGAAATCCAAGTTTGAACTCCTCCTAATTTTCTTGCAGTTGTGGCATTTCCAGCATTAGCAGCTACGTTAGATAAAAGAGCAGTTTCCATATCTCTTTTTAATTCTTTCGCAGATTTTGCTACTTGGTAAGCTAACTCATTATTTCTTCCAGCAGATGTTACAGCATCATTTGTTGCAGATACTTGCACAGCTTTTGTAGAAATCTGAGTGTGGTTAGTTAGTTTAGTTGTTGCTGATAATGTTGGGTAAGAGATTGTTGCACCTTCTACCGCAGCATTTGCAGCTACATCAGCCAATGAGTCTGTTTGCCATTGGTGAGATGTATTTGTTGCTTTTGTTTTAGCAACACCAGACATAAATGGAGTTTCTGTTGGAGCTATTGAATAAATAATATCCGCTAGATCCTCTCTTATGCCGACTGTTTGATATGTTTGAAATACAGCCATTTTCGCCTCCGTTAGGTTAGTTGTTTATAAATAACGCATTAAGAGGTCTGTAGCATCTTTTGGTCGCCCTGACTTCTTAAGCATTTTAATTTTTTCCAACCTTGATGCTTGAGTTTGTTCTTCTTTTGTTGATTTGACACCAGACTTAACAACTCTTGATGGCTTGACTTTTTTGCTAACTAAAGTCGGTTTCAACTTTTTGTTATCATTGTACCTCATGCCGTCAACGATGACATCAAACATTCTTGAATCATAAACTGAGTTTACATCTTTATCATTAAAGCCTTTACTCAATAAATAATTAACCATATTTGATTTTAGAGAATTACCTTTTACAGGATCTTGCAATTCAGGGTACTTTAAAGCAACCTTTTTTTGCTCTTCTCTAAGAACCTCTTGAAACTGTGCTTGTTGATGATCTCTAAGTTTCTTCTGAGCTTGAGAAATAGTTTCTCTCCTTCTTCTTAACTTACGATCAATCTTCGCAGCTTCAGTTGGATCTTCATCCCAAAGTCTATCTAGCTCTTTGGAATTTGCATCGCTGTTAATCTCTGCGTTCAAAGTCAACACAAGTGAATTTAAATCATCCATCTTGGTTGAATAGGTTTTCGCTAGACGATCTTTTTCAGAATTAATTTCTCTTCTTTCAAGAGCTAACTCTTCTGTTTTTCGTCTATAGTCGGCATCTTTCTGATAACCTGCTTTTAATTCTTCAAGGTCAACATCAATCTTTTCACCATTAACAATAACTTGGTGTAGATCGGTTTCTTGTTCGTTACTAGCATTCTCTTGGGATGCTTCTTCTTGAACTGGAGCTTCCTCTTGGGGTTGAGCTTCAGGTTGTTGTTGAACTTCTTGATTATCTTCGGCTTTCGCTTTTGGTTCTTTCTGTTCAACTGGTGCTTCTTCTTTTTGAGATTTAGAAATTACTCCTTTAGAGTCTAATAAACCTTCAATATGTTTAGCAGCACCTTGTACTGACTCTTTGTTCAGTAATGGGTTTGTTTCTGACATATAGTCGTTCTCCTTAGTTAAGCTGTCATTTGACTTGGCTTATTTTAACCTGGATTGGTTAAAATTTTTTTTCTTGTTGTTCTTTTCGGAAAACTTCTAATTGTTTTTGTGCAAGTTTTCCTGTTTCAAGAATACTTTGTAAATGTTGTTCAACTTTTCCTACAACATTATAGGCGATCCAAAGTTTTTCTCTTGTTTCGCCCTCTTTAGCACCTGTTTTTTCTAAAAGTGCTTCAGAGTAAATTTTTTTAAGAGTTTCAACAGACTCTTTAAAAAGTTCACTCTCCAATATCTGTTTTGCCTGGTTGGATCGGCTGACCTCTTCTGATCTCCTGGCTTGGTCTTTGGTTTCCATTTAAATTTTGTACCTGTTGGCTGAACATATTAGCAGATTTTTGTGCTTGTTCAAGAATTTTGCTATTACCAGCCATAATCATCTTATCTAAATCAGCATCAGCTTTTAATTTTGCTGTATCTAGCTGTGTATTATATTTTAATGCCATTTCTTTTATCTTCGCTTCAAAGTCTAAAGCCATTTCTTGAGATTTTTGTTGTAACTCTTGGTATTGAAGCTCAAGATCAGCAATTTTTCTCTTATTCTCAGAGTCAATTCTAGTAAATTCAATTTTTTCTATAGGTGTTAGCGGTGGTGGAGCAGGAGGTTGCATCATTTGTTTACCTAAATCAGGATCAACAAAGTAACTTTCAACATTTTTAA